CCTGGTTCAGTCTCACTTATTCTTATCATTTCTTCTGCTTTTTCGCAAGCCTTGCTTAGGCTAGCATAAGCAGAAGAAAATGCTCTTCCTTGTCTTTCTTCTGGAATGTTTAGTTGTTCATCACTTCCTGTTGTAGAAACAAAAAGATTGTTAGGACTTACATAGCTTGAACTATCAACATAAAGTTTAGTTGCTGCTTGAAGGTCATCTAAGCCAAAAGGTGTTCCTACTCCTGAAAAACTTCCTGGGTGATCAAATAAAATTAAATCACCTTCCATGTTATCACCTTGTCGACGAACAGTGCTCTTACGAGGCAAGGATTCATCGCTTATCCAGTTTCCAGAAAGTGTAGGATCGTATGCAGCATCTACAAGTTGTTCATCTCCTCTAAATTGAGAAACTAAACTAAATGTTAGGTCTTGTCCTGGACTTACGCCGCCTAGACTTGTTCCAAGTATTTTAAGATCATCACCTTGAACATATTCATCATCCCCAAAATCAACAAAAGTAATAATAATATTATTTTCAGAGTATATAGGATTGTTATTAGTTTTTTCTACTCGTACTGTTGCTCCAGATCCGATGCCAGTAACAGTTGTTACGTTTAATTCTTCATAGATAAACGGAACAGATAGCCCTGTTCCAGAAATACTAGTAGGATCAACATTGTATACAGTTTGACTAATCTCAGGATCAATGTTAACAACTATTCGAGTGTTGTTAAAATTAACATCATCAATGGCTTGCTCTCTAGAAGGATATACTGCTAATCTATCATCATCGTAATATCGAAGATAGTAAGTGTCTTCGGTGATTAGTCCAGTTGCCGGAGTGTTTCCTGTATTTACATAAACAAATGCTGCACCGTTAATTGAAGTATTAAATCCATGTCCAGGTATAACGGCATACCCGTCTTGATCCCAATTATCAACTGTTAAAGAATATTCAGATACATCTTCAGGTTCAGAACGAACTCTGATGCGTCCACCTATACCTGTAAAACCTCCTGTTTGCACATATCTACGATCAGCATATCCTCTAGTTATTACTAGGTCATCTTCACCTATAGATGTATTGTGTAACGTATTGAATAAGTTTCTAGCTTCTGCACTAGGGTTTGCAATATTGCCTATAGCAAATTGATTACCATTTAGGTGATTTCCTAAAACTGGTTCGTCGTCATTAACTAATCTTCCGCCGGTTGTAGTAATGACAATTTCATTTTCGTCAGCATGATTAACCAGTATTCCTTCTCCGCCTACTAATTTCTTAGCAACTAATGCATCGGCAAATTCACTTGAAACAATAACTTTATCAGCATCAGAACCGAGGTCTCCTCTTGGTACTCCATTAGGGAATCCGTCCGGTGTATCATCCAAATCTCCGAAAGATATCGTATCGCCTGATCCAAATATTGCAAAAAGTTGTGTAAAATTATCGTTTACTTTTCGAAAAGATTCACGAATACTATCACCAGTTCCGTCGTTACCCTGTGTACCAATGTCGATAGTTTGTCTTGCCATGTATTACTCCGTTAGAAGATTTTCATCTCTTTTCAATATTTACCAAATTTTTTTGTAAACTTAATGTAAATAAACGATGTATCTTAAAGAAGAAATAGAAACTGTCTCGTATACTAGAAAAAGTAAATTAGGAATAGAACATGCGTATGTTCGATCTAAGAAAATATGTATTTTTCGTTGCGACAATTGCGGATTGGTATTCCAAAGAGAACGTGCTAAAATGAGTCCTAAAAGGCTAAGCAACAACTATTTTCATTGTTGTAGTAATTGCGATGCTAAACGCTTTGCTCAAAAGAAAGGTACTGATAGACGCACTATGTGGGATAAACCTGCAAGTAGTTTAGATGATATAAGTAAATTATGAATAATCTATTTGTTTATGGAGATAGTTTTGCTTCTCCGTCTGCTATCACAAAAGAAACATGGGTTAATATTTTAGCTGATAGTCTTAATTATCAAGTAGTCAACAATGCTGTTTTAGGAAGTAGCACAGAGTATTCTTTTTTTAAATTTGTAAAAGATGCTCAAAATGATATTTTTAAAGAAGAAGATATAATTATTTTTGTAATAAGCAGTCCAGGGCGCTTATATTTTAACTATCAATTATTTGATGATCCGTCAACTGGATCTAGATTTTTAGGTCCTATAAGAAAGACAGATCTTTCAAATTTATGGTATAAAGAAAATAAAGATAATATTAAATGGTATGTAAGAAATACAAATCAAGAATTAAATCAAATTAATCATGAATCTTATATTGAAGTTTTAAAGTCTTTTGCTAGAAAAAATCCTAAACTAACGTTTTTTGTAATGCATAATCCTGAACCTTTAAATCTTTTTAAACTAGATCAATGCCCTCCTAATTTTTTCATGCCGGATATTTGTTTAGTTGAAATATCAAATAGAGAAATTATCGATCAAACTAACTGTGATTTTTCCAGCTGGACTAGATATACAGATATAGATTGTAGATTAAATCATTTAACTAATCCAAATCATAAAATTTTAGCTAATTCTATAAAAAATACTATAACCAAAAAAACTATAGATTTTTGGAATTATGATTTATTTCATCAAGGAATAATTAAACAAATTACAGATTTAGCAGAATACAAACATTTTGTTGATAAACAGATTTTATTTCAATTTCCGAGAATTGAAAAAAAATTATCTAAAAAAGTTTCAATATTTAGACAGTGTATAAATAAAATCACGAAAGGGGAACATTATGTTCACATTTATTAAAAAATTATTTGGTTTCGATCAAGAAACTATTAAGGCAGCTGGAGTACAAATTGAACAGGCACCTTACAAAGTACCTGAGCCAGTAGCTCCGACTCCAATCCCACTAGTACCAGAGGCAGTACCAATGGTAGCAGTAGAAAAGCCAGCACCTGTTGTTGAAGCTGCTCCCGCAAAGCCAGCTCGTAAACCACGTGCTCCAAAAGCGCCTGTCGCAGAAAAAGCAGCCCCTGTTAAGAAGGCTGCTGCAATTAAGGCTGCTCCAAAAGCTAAAACACCTCGTTCAAAGAAGGTTTAATTGTTTAGCCTGCTGATGTAGGCTAAAACTGGCAATATTTTTGCCTTTGCTTTCACACATGATATCATGTGTACCCAAAAAGCTCAGTGCCCATTCGTTCACTGCTGTATTCCAGTAGAAGTTTGAATGTGCTCTGAGCTTTTGTTTTTTGTGCCCAGCTTCTAGCAATGCTGTATAATCAGGTAGTGTTTTATCGCAATGTCCTGGCAACCATTCTTCACGACTGACTGAATAATGTACTACAGGACGAACGCCGCGCCAAGAGTCAATTACACGTAGAACTCTATCGTCGGAGGGTTGAATGTAGTCTCCTGTACGGACCCAGTGATGGTGTATATCAAGCACGAGGGCGCAATGCTTTTGCAGTTCGAGACTGCTTTCGATTCCCCATGCGTTTTCGTCATTTTCGATGGTAATGCAGTTTCTTGCTTCTGGAGTGAGTCGTGAAAGAGCGTCGATGATACCGGCTGGACCTCTTCGACCCGAGATGTGGACATTGATTTTAAAGTCCTGAAACGATTTACCAAATCCCATCCATCGGGCCATATCCACATGATATTCAAATTCCTCAATAGATCGATTTACAATATCATCTGACTCAGATGCCAACACGCAAAACTGCCCAGGATGCATACTAAGCCGAACACCCATCTTGCGAGCCAAATCGCCCACGGTTCCAAAGTGCTTTTCTGCATAGGCTCTAACATCGGATAGCCCATAGAAGAACTTCCAGCTAGGCTCAGTGTATACAGGAAGTATATCGCTGCTGAGTCGTACCATTCTAAGATTTTCATCAAGTGCTCCTACACGTTCTACCAGCTTGCGAACAGCTTCAATGTTACCTTTCATTAGGTCCCATAGTTTTTCTTCAGCTACGCTCTGGCTCTGTCTATTTAACCAACTGACAGTAGTACTGCCAGTATTATACTGTTTAGCATCATCTTTGGGTTTAATACCGTTAACTTGATCAGGAGTGTCAATCCACTTGCAAGCAAAACCAATACGCTTCATAAAAATTAATCAAATAAAAAGGACATAATGTATTATAACATCTATGTCCTTTTAAGTCAATCAATCTACTAGCCGAACTAGTTTCATTGCAGTAGCAGGACTCAGTGTCCAACCTAGGTGCCCATGTCCTGTATGATAATAGACATCGGGTGTGTTAGATGCCTGCACTATGGGCATCATGTTTGGAGTCATAGGCCGTAAGCAAGCCCAACTTGAATAGTCACTAGTATTAATTTTTGGAAAGTTTTCATGAACCCAATTTAACAAAGGTTCAATTCGATCTCTGCGTATGTCATAATTTTCGCCTGCAAGTTCCGCAGTGCCTGCAACACGGAAACGATTGCCTAATGTGCTGGTAACAATCTTAGCTTGATCATCTAGTAGACTAACTTTAGGCACATGCCGCATGTCTTCTTCTTGAATATTGATAGTGATACTATATCCCTTGACTGGGTATATAGGCAAACTATCTCCGAACATACTAGCAATCTTTACGGATCCAACACCTGCGGAAACTACTACAGTGTCAAACTGATCGAATAAGTCTTGAGAAAAACTGCTGTTTATTTCTAAGTCAAAAATAAACTCTACACCATATTTCTTTTCTAATACGTTTGACAGTTCAATGCAGAATTTGTGTATGTCTCCAGTCCAATCGCTAGGAGTCCATGCACCGCCTATTACATCTTCTAAGTCTCCAAGTGCGGGATCTAAACTAGTAGCTTGTAATGGACTTAGCATATTCCATTCGCAACCGTAGGCATTATACAGTTCTTTTACATCGTGAGCATTCTGTAGGTACTGCGGATCTTTATAGAAGTGCAATATGCCGCAGTAACTTTGATCAAACGCAAGACCTTCTTCCTCTATAATTTGTTTGTAGAGTTTTCTAGATTCGATACCTAATCTAATAGTTTCAGCAGTGTTTCTGGCATAGTCACCTTTAACAGTATTCCAGAGAAAACTAGTCATCCATTTGATCTTGCTAATGCTAGGGGTAGGACGAATCAGTAACGGAGCATCTTTTTGAAACATCCATTTCATACCTTTCCAAACATTGCTCCAAGTAGTCCATGTTTCACTGTTGCTGACAGAAACTTGTCCACCGTTGGCAAAGCTAGTACGCATAGCAGGATGACGCTCTTGTTCAAGTACAGTGACCTTGTGACCTGCCCGTGCTAGATAATAGGCTGCTAATATGCCTGTAATGCCTGCACCAATTACTGCTATTGATCTATTAGTCATTTAATACTTTCCGCTAGCCAATACAATTTTACAAATATGCTCTAGTCGTTCGATATGTTCATAGGCACGCCATGGTGAGGTATCAATTGCTACAACACCGTGTCCTTTAATACCTACAATATCATAGGCAATGTTGCCGTCTCGATCTAATTGTAATTGTTTGTGACATTGGTCCGCAAGCTCTTGACTTATAGGAGGTACATCTCCTACGTTAGGTGCTACCCGAGTATATCGATTGAGTTCTGGAAATGCGGCACTTACCGTACTCAAATCAATGCCGGCATGCATAGCCGCAATACAGTAAGTAGGATGCACATGTACTACTACACGGACTTCCCCTGTATGCTGTCCCATTTCTTTTTGTAAACCAAAATGTAATGGTAGCTCTCCACTGGGCTTTAGGTTGGCGCTGATCTCAGTGTAGGGCAATTCTTTAACTGCATGATACAGGCGAGGAGGTTGATCCCAGTATCCTTTCTCGATGCCAATCTTTTTAAATTGATCAGGTTGCAGTGTTTGTTTACGCACACCACTAGGTGTAATGTAAAAGTGATCCCTGTCGTGATGGCGAATACTTACATTACCATCACGACTTGTGATCCAGTTACGCTTATAAGCGTCAACCATTATATCGCAAATTGTTTCTAACATTAATGATTTCTCTTCCCGTCAAATACGCAAACAAAGTAAAGATTATTAGATTTTGATTTGTTATGAACACGATGAAATGCACCGTCTGGAATTAATACAACGTCACCTTCTAAAACATTAAATCGCTTGTCGTCTATTTCTATCTCTCCTATACCCAATACAAAATAATAAACTTCTTCTTGTCCCGGATGACTATGACCTCTAGTGCTTTGTCCTGCCTTTAAGTCAGTAGAACTTAGCACTAGATTGTTTAAAGTTTTATTATCTTTGAGCACATAGGTTTCGTTGTCTTTGACAATTTCCCCTCCTACATTGTATATGCTCAATTTCATATTAGCCCTCGTAGATTGCCGAATTACCTGCGTGTTCAAACACTTCCGCTGACTTTAATCTAACACCCGCACCTACTGGATAGCGAGCTTCAAACACACGACCGTCAGGGTGTGTCCAACCGCGACCTTCTTGATATGCAGTTAGAATTTCGTTCATAGTCTTGTATACTAATTCAGCAAACATTTCGCAGCCTACACCATCTACAATGCGTAGATCAATGATACCCATGTTTTTAAATCCGCCTTGGATTTTGTTTAGTTCTACAAATGTGCCACGTTCCGGATCGTCTTTGCCAATTACCAATGTATGGTCAAATTGCCATTCACTCCATTCTTTAAATGCTTTTAATCCACCGAAGTCCATAACCCAATTACGATCATCTAGTGTTTCAGATTCAAAGATTAATTTGATACCAATTGAGTATCCGTGTAGCATAGAGCAATGACTATGTGTGCTTTTCCACTGTCTAAAACAGCATGAGAGTCCTCTATCGTTACCGTATGTTTTTGTTGAAAGATATTTTGCCATCTCTAGTCTCCTTATGTATGAGCAAGTTTGACGACATGCAGAGTTTATAAAGCGGGATGAATGACGTTAAAGACCGCTATGATACTTATCTCAAGCTACCTTGAGCAAGATAATTTCTTCGTTAATGCGTCCGTTCATCTTAGTGTCAGTTGCATTAATTTCGTCTAGAAACTTTCGCAGTGCAATTTTGCCAGCCGCTTTAAACTCTTTCAGTTTCTCTTCTGGCTTGCGAAGTGTCTTGCAAATGCTCTTAGTCTCATCAAAGCCTGTAATGGTAGTACCTTTGATGCCTAGTGTGTTAAACTCTGAGGCCACATACTTGCCCAACTTACGGCTCTTGGTGTTGTAAATCCAAAGTTCGCCTGCGCCAATAATGTCAACAGGATTAACACTAACAAGTTTCAAAGGTTCGTTAGTCTTCATGAACTTGAGTTTAGCAACCAACTTGTCCTTAGGCACTGCCTTGGTCTTACGAGGCGCACGATTGACTTTGGCTTCTTGCATCAACATTGTGCAGGCAGTTTGAATCTCAGTTAAGAAGATAATAAAATTCTTAATCTGTTTGCGGCTACGATGCTTGTATGCTTCTTTAAGTTGCTCGTCTGCCGAACCACTGGCCAGTTCTTCAAGTTCTGCCAAATCTCGAGCGTAGAAGTCACGAATGATACGTGCGTGAGCAGCCTTTGCGCCTTTGCCTTTCAGCAAGTTCAGCATCTTAAATGCTTTAGGATCAAAGTTTTCTGGATCATTCTGAAAGTTTTGATACGCTTCTTCAATCTCTTCTGTCATCAACATGGCAGCATCACGTACTCGTTCTTGAATAGTGACAACAGGACCTGTAGGCTTTGCTTCTACAACAACACCGCTTTCGTCAATGTCGTCTTTGCCTTCGTCGATAATTTTAGCAATCTCAGAACCTAACCAAGTGGCAGTGTCGCGACCTTTGTTAAAGTCAGGACGATTACTTTGCATACCACGAAGCAGACAAGCGGCAACTGCACCGACTGTCATGCCGCAACGATTATCTTTTGTTTTCTTAAAACTTTGAACAGTCTTTTTGTCGTAACCGTTCTTGTTCATCCACTCGATGACTTTAACTTTGAGTTCTTTACCGCTAGACTCCATTCGGTAGTATTGCATAGCACCGTGAAAATAACGAAGAAACTTAGTTTCATCCCAAGTTTCGCAACCTGTCCAATCTGGACTATAGTCACGTTTAGCTTTTTCGCGGATTGCAATAGATGCTTTTTTAAGTTTAGTTGCCATTAGGCGCTCCTGTGTTAAACAATACTTATATTATAACATCAAAATAGTGCTGTGTCAAGTCCAAAGACTGCCACGAATTTTAACCAAACGGCATAACATTTCGGTATCTTCTTGCTCGTATGCTTGCTCAATTTCATGAGTTTTGGCTAGAGCAGTGTCGCCCAAAGCACGTAATTCTGGATTCTTGCTTTCTTTCATAAAACTCAATCCAGTGTCGCCGTGTTCTTGACGCTTGCGTTCGCAGTACTCTGACCAGCCGCTGGCATCGTGCGGATCTGGACGATTTGGATAAACTTCCGTCCACCATTTGTACAAAGCCAAAATTTCCAAAGCTCGTTCAGCTTGCGGAGTAGGTTGTCCAATATGCGGGTCTCCAGTTTCAAAACCTTCGTCTTCTCCCCAGCGAAGTTTGCTTTGCCAATCTAAGTTATCTAGACCTGCCTGCGGACAACGCCAAGTTCTCCAACGCCACCAACCAGTAGCCCAGAATGGAGCATTGTATTTTGCCTTTTCTTCTTTGTCAGCCCAAGCAATGTGCCACCAGGCTAGTTCAACTTCGACGAATTCAACAAGTTCGTTGAATAGGCAAGGGAGGAACCGGTTGCCCACGTCGCACCAGTTACCGGGCTTGATGTCACGAGGGTGAGCGGTAAGACTATGAGTGCGAGTAACCCAACGGTTATTAATATAGTACTTAATAGCATGTAATGTATCCGTAGGCCAGTATACGACCTTTTGTAAGTAATCGAGTCCTTCTTCTGCTAACCAGTAACGAAAGCTGTGTTTCATTTGGGCCGCAGTAGTCCATTCATCCCAACCTTCAGCAGTCTTGGCTCCGCCCTTAGCGGTACCTCGAAGCCAGTCAGCGAACTTTGAGTTGGTCCAATAGTGGTTACGCATTATAGTTTCTCGTATGTTTGTTTAAAAATATCTAACTTAACTACACCGTAGTCGTTTTCACCGTGACGAACAATAACATCTTCGTCTGGATTATAGTGTAACTTCTCACCCCATGATGTGTCAACACTTCCAGAGTGATCTGCTAGTTTAGCCACTTTGATAATCTTCTTTGGTGTGCAAACACTGTTGCCTAAATCATCTTTAAGATCGTTAAACTTCTCTGGACTGATAGGATACTGTTCACCTTTAGGTCCAGTCATGATATAGAATCCTTTTGGATACTTAACTGGACCTTCAAGAGTGTCAATGGTGCCAGGCTCGTTGGCAATCTCATAACGCTCTTTGGCAGGACGTTTGTAAGTTTTAAATCCACCGTCCTTGAACCATTCGTCGTTAATGCCCTTGCCCATTCCTTCTACAATATTGATAAACTCTCGAATCATTTTATTTTCTTTCGCCAAACAGTTGTAACAAGTTTAAAAACAAGTTAATGAAGTTAAGGTATAGTGTCAATGCACCTGCAACTTCGCCATTGCCAATTTGATCATAACTGAGCATTTCTCGAATACGCTGTGTGTCGTAAGCAGTAAGACCAAGGAAGATGATAATAGCCAATGCTGAGATTACCATTTGAAATACAGTACTACCGATAAAGATGTTAATAATGCTAGCAATGATAATTGCAATCAATCCAACAAACAATAAACTGCCTAGTTCAGATAGATCCTTTTTAGTAAAGTATCCATAAAAACTCATAACTCCAAATAATACTGCGGCACCCATAAAGGCTGTAACAATACTGCCCATATTGTAAACTACAAAGATTGTAGCAAAACTTAGACCCATTAGTGCGGCAAATCCGTATAGCAAGAAGTATGCTACAGATTTACTCACTTTCTCCAAAGCAAAACTAATACCAAACACTAATACTAGAGGTGCAAAAATTACTAACCATTTCATTGCACCAGTAAAGAAAAATGTCATCAGTGCCGCATTGGTTCCTACAAAATGACTGACTAGCATAGAAACAATAACTGCTAATCCCATATTTTTATAAACGCCAGCCATTGCTGTATTAATAGCACTAGCGTCTCGATAATTTGCTGTTGTGTACATAAAGTTCTCCTTATCCTTTATTTAATACGATTTTAAATCGTTGTTCAAAAGCTGGTGCAAGGCAGCTATAAGTTTGTTGAGTAAACGTATTAGTATAAAAGACCCAAGTCCTTCCGTCTAACTCTCTTACATCATCTACATAAAACTCTGTACGGTTATCCCCTGTCCATACTTGGTGTCTTTCTATTTTCATCTTAATGCGTCCATTGTTAATTCTTTGCCGTAAACATGTGCTACAGGTTTGAGCCATCCTCGATCAATACAGGTAGCAATAATCTGTCGATATTCTCGTGGGCAGTGTTCATTAATTTCAAATCCTGCCCTAGGGCATATCACTAAACCGTCGTTGAGCATAAACTTACTATCACCTTGTCTCACTGTTCGTATTTTTGATACTTGTTGAATAAATTTCATCGTAGTGCCTCAAGTGTTTGTTGTTTGGCTTCTTCTTTAACTTCTTGATTATGAATAGTTTGAAGTCCTCGGAACATGTCTTCAATTACATGTATGATAGCATCTTTGCCTTCTTCAGTCAAATGACTATACTCCGGACTGACAGAACTTTCGTGCCAAACACTTTTGTTCCGACTGAGTTCTAACAAGGCACCATAAACAATGTCCTTGTTCATACTTCGTCGCAGATTAAATTTTTTCGCCATGATCAAAGCCTCGGAAACGGAGGAACCGCGGAAAGCGTAGAGAATAAGTACCATCTTGGTTTTGCGTGATAGCGTCTGCACGGACTTCCACAATGTCGCCCACAATCTTATCACGGGCGGCCCAAAAAGCAATACGCTGATCATCAGTAAACCCAGAACCAACATTGACCAAAATCCTACGTCCGTCATCTTCGCCTTCACAAACTAACGCACCTAAGCGTCCAATATTTTTACCAGTACCTTCTTCAACTGCGGTTACAGTTAGACTCACTTCAATAAATGGCTTTAACTTGAGCCATGCCACTGAACGTTTGCACTTGTAACCTGCGTTGGCGTCTTTCAACATAATGCCTTCATAGCCGCCAGCAATGGCCAGAGCGTTAATTTCTTTATAACGCTTTTGTCCGGCAGCAGTGTCTAAGTCTACAGTTTCTTGCGCCACAACTGTTACATTGGGCAGTACAGATTCATTAGCTGTAAACCAAGTCTTGAGCCATTCACTCCGTGCTTCTTGTGTAGTAGCACTTTCGCCAGTTTCAAACTCAGCCAACGGCAATGCATCAAACAAGTTAAGAACAGCATCGTTAGCCTTTGCACTACTCTTGCGGTGAATCTGCTTCATCAAATCTTGAAATGTCCCGCTCATGATCTCACCGTCAAGCACCATAGGCTCAGTAAAGCCCTTGGCAATTTTTGCCAACTGTTCTTTGACATGAGGAAAGTTTACCAGCTCTTTGCCATTGCGACTAAACTGATCAACACGACCATCCGGGTAGACAATTGTAATAACTCGTACACCGTCCAGTTTAACTTCAATGATCTTTTTACCTACGACTTTGCTTTCATGATTGGCACTGTCGTGTGCAAGCTGACAACTAAACACAGGAACGCTATAGTGGACATAATCTTTTTCCGTTACACGATTGATTGTTGCTTCGCTGAATCCTGCTCGCATGTCTTTAATAAGAATGCGTCGGTACCATCCATTCCATTGTGCCTTAGTGGCTGTCTTCATCAAGTTAGCAACAGTGTCACGGGCAAGGTTGCCGGTGAGTGAGCGATTAACAAAGCCAGTAACAATGAGGCTAAAACTATCCCAATCCAAACCAGGCCCATCTTCATCTTTTTTCTCCGGGATCTGTTTCAATCCAAAGGTGATCATAGAGTCCAATGCCAATCGACACCCGTCGAAAAACTCTGTGTTGCCTGCCACTGCTTCTTTTAGCACTTCGGCTTCTTTAGCCAAACGACTGTTATCTGCTTCAATGGCTGCGATTACTTCCCAAGGTTTACGCATTTAAACTCCTAATCTTTTACAATGCTTGTATTGTAACATCAAAAGTTTAGTAAGTCAAGTGTTTGTCTGTTTTAAATGGCTTACCTATTTGGGCATACGGTAAATTCCTGATGATTTTCTTTTTGAGAGAACGGATTACAGGGTGTGTATGATCCCAATCAAATGCTTTGAGTATCTTATGATATGTTGTCTTTTTGCTACGTTTTGCTCGATTACTGTCCAAATATTGTTTGGCAGAATCAAAGTCGTCGCCAAAACGATTATACAGTTCACAGGCAATGTTAAAGCTAAATGCGCCCATTTCGTCTGGATGTCCGTAATACTCTTGTTCTTTACGGTCACGGGCATAGTAGGCAGTGCTTTCGTAGCCTGGTATTGCTTTGAACTGTCTTGTGCGATATTGTCTTAGGTGTATTATTTCGTGTAACATTGTGTCTGCAAACAACATACACATTCTTTGCCAGCGAGTCTCAGACACTTTGATCTCGCCATCGGTATCCTTGTAACTAAACACTATTTCTATTTGACGCTTGCCTTCAACATCGTAGTCTGCATAGTAAGTTCCGCCGATGTAAACTAATCCTGCTTCGTGTGTAGGATCGTGATCCATACGAACTTTAATGGGCAAATACTGTTTAATATGGCTGCTTAGGAGTTTTTGTAGATCTTTGACAGAAAATCTCTTGCCTACTATAGAAGGTTTAAGCCCGTACAACATAGTGTACAGGCTTTTTCTGTCCAATAATGACCAGTTAAACGGTTTTCTTGACACAGGACTCTCCTATTTTATATATTTAAGTCCTATACTAAAGTACATAATGTGCGTAGTTTATGGCCGCTTGTCGATAACTTTATCAGCAAGTCCATAGGCTACAGCTTCTTCTGCGCTTAAAAATGTGTCAAACTTCATAGTTTCAAACAGTTCTTCGTACTTTTTACCTGCTGTGTTGTGCTTAACATACAGTTGAGTCAGTCGTTCGTTCAATCGTTTGCTTTCGCCCATGGCACGAACAGCGTCTTCGAACTGTAATTCTTGCACATGAACTGACCCACGGGTTCCTGGAGTACCTGAGCTAACACGGTGAATCATAGTTCGACTTTCGGGCAATACAAAACGCTTACCCGGAGCACCTGCTTGTGCTAAAAATGAACCCATACTACAGGCTTGTCCAAGAACAATGGTGCTAACAGCAGGCTTAATAAACTGCATGGTATCGTAGATAGCCAACCCAGCAGTCACTGACCCACCGGGACTGTTGATAAAGAACTGAACATCTTCAGTACCTTGACTTTCAAGAAACAACAGTTGAGCAACAATGATACTAGATGTATGCTCGTTAACATCAGTGTCCAGCATAACAATGCGATCTTTCAGCAAGCGGCTGTAGATGTCGTAAGCACGTTCACCTCGGGCTTCTGTTTCGATAACGGTTGGAATAAGATTAGGCATTGTGATCCTTTAAAATTTTAAGTATATGTTCATTGATACTTGTCGTCAAGCTCAACATTAGTCAAACCTGCAACAGTTTGAAACTTCTCCCATGCTGCCTTGGCCGCTGGGTTCTTCTCCAGTTCGATACTGGGCAACACTGCTTCAAGCCAAATTTCAGGACGACGAGCAGGCCGAGCACCAAACTTACGAGGCTGATGCAGTTTGCCAGTTTCCCAAAGTTCGATAGTCACTGAACGAAAAAGATCTTCATCTTCATCTCCGTAATCTGACCACTCTGGATTACTACCACCAAAGAATCCACGCATTAAATTAGCGTCAGATCCTCCAGCATAACCTTGCCAAATTGCCTGCCATTGATCGTTATTATTTGGATCAAAATCTGTGCGAGTAATAATAACCAGCACATCGTCAATCATTACTTTACCGTCAACAATGTCTTTAACACAACGGCTATAACTTAGTCCAATTTTCATCTTCTACCTTGTTTAACGTTTCTAACTAAAGGACCTTCTGTAGTAAAACTCAGTCCTGCACTCTTGCCTTCGTACACTACACCATTCCATTTCATATCGAGTTTAATGGTACGATTAATACTGACTGCACAATGATCATGTTCTCGGAAACTTAACATTTCTCCGACCATTCTACGTCCGTTGTCTTCGCACATGATTTCGCAAGTATTTTCAACGACCTGCCTCATGATAACTCAAACCTTACTTCTTTAATACTATCCCATCGAAAACTTTTCCAAGCTTTGGATTCTAGGTCATACACTGGCATAACCTCTTCGTTAACTTTCTTTTCTTTCTTGGGCTCTGTACTTTCTACAATTTCAACAGCAGGAACAAGTTCTGGATTGGTTGTACAATTCATTACTCGTTCCGTACCATCTTTTTTTGTAAAGACCACAGTAGTAGGACCGTAAGCCAAATGACTTTTCAGCCAACGCTTAAAGATTTTAACATCTTTCTCACTTAGATTCTGCATCGTGTGCCTCTAATTTTTGTTTAAGTTCTGCATTCTCTGCTTCTAATGTTTCGATATGACTTGCTAGTTGCATCATCATTTCGTACATATTTTTAGCAGTTGTTTTTGTAATGTCAGCAATATTCATTTATACCTCGATAATTTTAGTAATGTCCCAGCCACTTTGCTCACTGTAGCCATCGGACTCGTATCCCCTCGGGTTGCAGACAATACGAGTTTCACCTATGACATAGTCAAAAGGATGATGTGTATGACCATGTGTCCACAGTTTGATCTGCGGATGATCTAGAATGAACTCACTAAGATCGCTACTGTAAGCACCGTTCATTAGATATTGATCCTTGTAGTTTTCATGTGTGCTGAGCTTACTGGGCGAATGATGTCCAACTACAACAAACTTTTCGTCATGCTTTTCAGCAACAATAGTCTTGATGTATTGTAACATCTTTATGTGTCGAACTACAGTGTCTTCTGGACGAACTTTACGATAGTCGGCATTTTCTACTCGAATGATACGGAAATCGTTCATCATGTCGCGCACCGCCTGCAGAGTCAAACTGTCTTGACGATTCATGTCAGTCCACAGTGTACCACCGATAAACGTAATGTCATCGATCTTCTTGCTTTCACATTCTAAGAAATAGACATTGTCAAACTTAGCACACTCGTTACGCAACACTTCTAGTGTCTGAAACCATTTGCCGTTATAGAACTCATGATTACCTGCAACGTAGATAACGTGAGGAAACTGAAAGCTACAACGCTTTAGAAAGTCGCGAAACCGCTGAACTCGAATTTGCTTTTTACCTAATTCGGCAAATGCACCTTGACTGTAGGGATTAAAATCCGCAGCCGGGTGACTGTGCAAATCGTCAGCAATCATAATGTCGCCTCCAAGTATCAGAACATCTGCACCTTCGTCATTTTTAATATTGATATCGGAAAACTCTAAATGGAGGTCCGATACTAGTTTAATCTTCATTTGGAAATCTCTCTGCATAACGTGCATCTGCTTCTGCTCGATGCACTGGACATAATGTTTTAATCCAACCTTTACCCCCAGCTGTGCCAGGAGCTCCACATTCTTCACAACTGCGTTCAGCCCATGCTTCTGCCATACGCACCATACCGCTAATTTGGTCATCACCTCCGGTGTAATAGAAACGTAGTCCACCGAACTTTTCTTTAATCTGTTCTACAACTACCTGTTCAACTACAGGACGAGTTTCTCGATTCTTGTTCCACCAATCAATATGACTTTGGATGTTAGCGCATAGGCTTTCAATAATAGGCCACCAGCCTGCTCCTATTGCAAATCCGCCATAGGGAGTTGCAAACATTTTGGGATACTTCTCTTCCATACGTTTGGCAAACTCATCATATTGTTGTTCAGTATATCTCATTGTGCAATCTTTACATAATTAAGTCGAGTTTCAATTTTCTTACACAACCAATTCTCAGCATGTTGTTTTACTTTGGCTTTGATTACCACAGCCGGGCCTACTCGGGGCTCTTTATTACTCATCCAGCTGACAATCTTATTGTCTATTATAGCAAGAATATTCCAAGCATCAAAGTTTTTTGAACGATTGACTTGCAGGACCTCGCAGTCCTTGTCGAGCAACATGTCTCCAATTTCTGCTAACCCTGCATTATCTGCAACACGAAACATTTTTTCAAGTTTGTTTTTGCTCACATCTCGAGCATACACACTGGGCAAACATGCAATAAACCCAATCTTGTTAGAAGGCATGTGCTCAGTCATTAGCAAACTAAAAACTTCAGTTTGGAACTCGTTATCTCCTTTGACAGCAGAAAACATTAACCGTTTGTAATAGTTGCGGATCTCGTCGCTCAATTCGGCATCTTGAGTTTCTAAAGCCAATGACATAGGTCGAAATTCTTGTTCAGCTTTATCGTACTTGTCAATACCTAAGGCATGTCGAATTAGTGTTTTGTTGTCGTGCTTGACAAAGAGAAACTTGCCTTGGTTGTCGTGGACATACTCGGCAGTTTTTATGTATGCTTTGTTAGTACGTTGAGCGGCACAGGCCAACTCAAGGACTTTTTGGACGGGGAATTCTGCGCTCACTTCTAGAAACTTTCCAGTAGGATTATCGTTGCTGATGATCATATTTTACACGAAAATGTGTCTGCTGTCAAGTGTTTCCAAATGTTTATAAACCTTTTTGGCTAGCTTTTTAAGTAGCGCATTGTCTTTGAAGTAGGCAATGTAACAGTTTAAGTTAGGACTTACTAACATATCTCCCCGTTTCATTTTACCCAAAATAGTCATTTTAACCATATTTCGTTTGGCTCGAGACGCAGGCATGGCTCGCAACAGTTCGATAGCAATGCTTAGTGCATAAGCATCTAACTCGTCTGGATCAGCTAGATACTTGCTAAATGGCTCGTGTGCATGTTCACTGTAGCTTTCAAAATACCTTTGACTACTCTGAGTTTGGTGACGCATTTCATGTACTACCGCATCAAAGATTTGAATTAAAAAATCTGTAATTTGATTATGTTGAAACTTGTTGTCACCTAAAAAGTTGTGATGCACTACAACTTCTATTGCTGTTTCATTATTAAAATCATCTTCAGGATCATAATATGCCATAACATAAAAATGATCGTGATCTAATGTCTTGTCCTTCTTAGTTTTAATGGCAAGATCTATGTCGTTGTTTTTAAATTCTTTTTTAGTAGCAAATACTAACTTGCGAAAGCTAGTTGACGGATGACTCTTTCGAACGTTTTGACATACATTATTAACACGTTCGATAATTGAGTTCATGTTACATCCTGTAAATGATACGACCTTTAGTTAGATCGTATGGACTCATTTCTAGTTTAACTTTATCACCCATGATAACTTTAATTTTGTGTTGCTTGAGTTTACCGCCCATGTAACACAATACTTCATGTTCCATATTGTCTACTCTAACTCGAAATGTAGAGTTAGGTAACACCTCTTCTACTTTGCCTGTGATTTCTAATAGTTCTTCTTTAGCCATTTTTTGAAATTGATATTGCTCCGTCTACTACAGACACTGTTAACGTGTCTCCTTCTTTCCAGCCTGTTTGCTCCAACACTTCGGGAGGAAATTTTAGAATAACATTGTCAGGATCTCCCGGAATGTCTTCAAAAATATCTTCAGCCTTAAATGTTAATACTGTCATTATATATCCTTAGTGTCATCGTATTTAACCACTAACCAACCTAACCGGTGTAAATCACTTTCAATTTCCTCAGTTACTACACTTTCGGAAACATAACCAGTTCTAGCTTTCCATTGCTTGTCAGTTTCTTCACTAGTATAATCAGCAATTTGGCCGCCGATTCCACTACAGTACCAATCAATGTAGTCGCCTTCTTGTCGCATGTCTGCAATTATACCGCCAGCTGATCTCCAACTGCAACTCCATTTCTCTTCTTTTAAAATGGACCACATTTCACGTTTGATAAAATCGTTGTTGCACATTGCCGCATATAAATTCTGTGCATAAGATTCGCTAGCTCGAACTTTCTCTAGTATCCAATCAGTAGTCACTAGATCGTATTCCATATTATTTTTCATAGATTCAGGAGTTTGCCATTTTTTATCAGCATCTTCGACAATCTTTTGAAACATATCTAAGTAATCTTGATTAGGCTCTTCGCCATTTTCTTCCATGCGTTTTAGATAACCTTCCTTTTGAAAGGTGTGTCGTTCAGGGCTTTTGCTTGGTTTCATACTTTGTTGAATTGTTTTATAAACCTGTTAAATATAATCAATGAACTTTACAGAAATACCATTTGAAAAAATTGTGCGTTTTGGACAACGAACAATGTTGACTCGCCCGTTGTTTTCCACAAGCTGGATACTAGGACGTTTTTGCAATTACAAATGTAGTTATTGTTGGCCTTATGCACGTAGCGATCAACTTGATTATCAAAGTTTAGACGTATATAAGTGTACAGTAGATCAAATAAAAAGTCAAGCTCGTTTGAACGGATTTACCGAATTTCATTGGAGTTTCAGTGGAGGAGAACCTACTGCTTACAAAGGGCTATTAGAACTAACCAAATATTTAGATGATGGTGTGCAGACTCCTTATCAAAGTGTACACATGACTACCAATCTATCACCTGGATTAGAATGGTGGAAACGTTGGTCTAATGCTACTTCTATGTTAGCTAGACGCAGTATTACAGCAAGCCATCACGCAGAGTTTGCTAAAGAACAAGAGTTTGGTGATAAGATTTTACATCTAACAGACGAAAATGTTTTTGTCACTATCAATCAAGTAATGGTACCTGAGTTATTTTTTCAACTGTACGAAAAACTAGAACGCTTTCATCGAAGAGGAATAAACGTAACGTTGAAGCCGCAAAGCGATCCTACAGCTAGTCGTATAGTTGATGGGTACACTGACGAAATGACGCAGTTGATGCGTACAGGTTTCCCGCAACAGTCACAAGGTGAAGATATATATCAAATATCACTGTTTGATAAAAGTAATGAAGAATACCTATTTGATCAAGCTGAGAGATTCAACGCATTTGGATTTAATAAGTTTAAGGACTGGTCTTGCAATAGCGGATATCAAAGTGTTATTATAAGAAGTAACGAAGTTAAAAGAAGTTATAGTTGTCATGACGGAGCATTAGGAACGTTAACAGAAGGGTTTAATCTTTTTAAATCTCCTAAGGTTTGTATAACTCCTACTTGTGTAAGTTCTGCAGACAGTAAAATACCAAAAATAAAAAATGAATATTGACACAGAACATTTACATCATTGGATGCAGGCTATTAGGCAAAGTCCTGATCCTATGCGTACAATGGACGCCTTTTGGAGTGGACAGCTTCGCAGCAAAGAATGGCTTATAGATTGTTTAGATGAGCATGTACACCACAGTTCTAGTATAGACATTCACGGAGGATGGGTAGGTGTACTGGCTAGTATGATTTTTCAAAGCAACATACCTGTTACTACTATTAGAAGTATAGACATTGATTCGTCGTGTGAATCTATTGCCAACATGATGAACAGACAAGAATATTTGAATAATAAATTTAGAGCTGTAACTGCTAACATGTGTGAGATTCGTAGCGACGCTGATATTTCTATTAACACTAGTTTTGAACACATATCTCAAGACGATTATGATTTATGGTTAAGCGGATTGAAGCACAACAGTTTAATAGTACTGCAAACAAATAATTACAAAATACCTGAGCATATTAGAATTTCTAAAAATTTAGAAGAATTTAAAGAACAAGCAGGTTTAGAAAAAGTTTTATATTCTGGAGAATTAGAGTTACCTTTATATAAAAGATTTATGATTATAGGATATAAGAATGTTTAAATTTTCAGAACTACACGCAGTTCATTTAGAAATTACTAATAATTGTCAAGCAAAATGTCCTATGTGTTCTAGGAACTACAGGGGAGGATTAGAAAATCCGTACATCAAAGTTAATGAATGGTCACTTGAAGATTTTTCTACAATCTTCAATCAAGAAGTATTAGATCAATTAAAGAGTATTTTCTTTTGCGGAAATTTTGGAGATCCTATTATCAACAACGACCTAGCAGAAATGTGTGGGTACGCTACTAACGGAAATCCAAATTTACAAATAAGAATACATACTAACGGCGGAGCACGATCTAAAGAATGGTGGAGGTCATTGCCCGCAAAACTTCCTAGAAATCATTTTGTTATATTTGGGATTGATGGACTAGAAGATACTCATCACATTTACAGAGTTGGTACTAAGTATCAACAGGTTATCGATAATGCCAAAGCATTTATAGATGCCGGAGGGATTGCAGAATGGGTCTTTATTAAATTCAAACATAACGAACACCAAGTAGAAGAAGCAAGGAAAAGAGCTAAAGAATTAGGATTCAAACTATTTACAGTTAAAAACAGTACTAGATTTTTAGAAGAAAAATTTAAAGTCCTTGATAAAAATGGAAACACTGATTATTACTTAGAACCTCCTACAAACAATCAAGTGACTTTAATTTCACCTGATATGATTAAAAATTATAAGGTATGGGTTGATGATTCTAACATTGAATGTTACGTTCAACAAAATAGAGAAATATACATAGACGCATACAAAAATTTATTTCCCTGCTGTTTCCTTGCATCTACTCCTTATAATTATACAGAAGAAAATGACTTTACGTTCCCTGTAAGACAAGAAGTAAAAAAACAGTATTCTAAATTAGTAGAATCGCTAGGCGGAATAGAAAATCTAAGTGCCACAAAGGTAGGTGTAAAAAATATACTAGAATCTAATTCTTGGCAAACTGTTTGGGATTATTACTGGAATGAATATAAACTAATTGTTTGTGCTAGAACTTGCGGAGTTAGTGCAAGCAAACCAATTTCAAAACCTAAAGATCAGTTCGTAGAAAGATCTAACCTTAAGGAAGAATGATATCTCTAGAGTGAAGACTTAATAAATGATTTCTATTCCAGTCTAACACACTGTACATTTCTTTATAAAGACAGTGTAATTGATCGTTAGACAGGCTGTTAATGTAATC